GGTGAGGCGGGGAAAACAGTGAAACGGAATTTCGGACTAAAAAGCCGAATTGAGCCCGAGGACGTTGGGGCCGGTTCGGTCGTTGTTCTTTCGGTTTTGGCAGTTGTTGTGGTATGGCTGGCCTTTCTCCACCCGTAAAGGGGGTCGAAGGTGGCCGGACCAGCACTCGCACAGGACAACATCGAGGTCGTCATCGAGGGTGATGATACCAGCGGCGTGCACACGGACGCCGACGGCAACATTTCGATCGACCAGGACGACGGCGGCGTTGTCATCCAGCTGAACCCGCAGCGCCAGGATCATGGTGCCGAGGCCGACGACCCACAGAAGTTCTATTCGAACCTCGTCGACCGCATCGGAGAGGGGCACCTAAGCACCATCGCCAATCAACTGCACGAGGCCATCTCAGCTGACGATAATTCGCGCAGCGAATGGCTTACCAACCGGGCAGAGGCGATGGACCTGCTCGGTCTCAGGATGCAGGATCCGCGATCGGGCGACGGCGCCAGCGCCGTGGATGGGCAATCGGTCGTCACCAATCCGCTGCTTCTTGACGCGGTGATCCGCGGATGGGCGCGCGCGCAGGCCGAGCTGCTGCCGGCCGAAGGACCGTGCAAGATCGTCGACTATTCCGCGCTCCCCGAGGGGCAGAAGGATCTCCTGGGCGAGGCCTTCGAGCGCGACATGAACTACTTCCTGACGTCGACCGCCAAAGAGTTCCGGTCCGGCACGTCGCATATGCTGCTGTGGGGCTCGTTCTTCGGCGGCTCGGGCTTCAAAAAGGTCTACACCCACCCGATCAAGAAGCGCCCGTATTCCGAGGCGATCGACCCGAAAGATCTGATCGTTTCCGACGCATCGAAAGACTTCGACGAGTGCGAGCGCATCACGCATCAGATCAGCATGCGCCAGTCGGTGATGAAGCGCTATCAGGCGAAGAAGATCTATCGGCAGGTGGATCTGGCGCCGCCCAACCCGCAGCCCAATCAGGTCGACGAGCAGATCGCTTCCACACAGGGGGTGGCGGCGAACCGGCAGCGTCCCGAGGACATGCCGTACACCCTCTGGGAATGCCAGTGCGAGTTGAACCTGCCGGAGTTCCAGCCTCCCGAGTTCAAGGAGATTGAACTGCCGTACCTCGTGACGATGGACAAGGATTCGATGGTGATCCTGTCCATCCGGCGCGACTGGAAGCCGGAGGACGAGGAGTGCACCCGCAAGAAGATGTACGTGAAATATCCGTACGTCCCCGGTCCTGGATTCTACGGCACGGGTCTCGCCAACATCATCGGCAACTCGTCGGCGGCGATGACCGCGGCGTGGCGGCTGGCGCTGGACAACGGGATGTTTGCGAACTTCCCGGCTGGCCTCGTCGACAAGCTGGCCGGGCGCCAGAACACCGTCAACTTGCGAGCGGCCCCTGGTGAGTTGATCGGCATCGAAACCGGCGGCCGCGCCATCAAGGATGTGGTGGCTGACTTGCCGTTCAACGATGTCACGCCGGGCCTCATGTCGATGATCGACAAGATCACGGAGCAGGCCAAGAACGTCGGCGGCGCGCCGGAAATCCCGGTCGGCGAGGGCACGGCCAACATCCCGGTCGGCACCATGCTCGCGCACATCGAGCAGGCCACGCAGACGATCGCCGCGGTCCACAAGGACCAGCATGCGGCAATGGACGAGGAATTGGAGTTGATCGCGGATCTATTCCGCGAGAACCCGGAATCGTTCTGGAAGGGCAACAAGAACGCCAAGGGCTACTGGACGGTCGAGCTGCTGATGCAGGCGCTGAGCGAGCGCACCTTGCAGCCGCGGTCGGACCCCAACGTCCCGAGCCACATCCATCGGGTGATGAAGGCGGTTGCGTTGGTTGAGCTGAAGAACGGTCCGCTGGGCGCCCGTCTCGACGCGGACGAGGTGCTGCGCCGCGTCCTGTCCGCGATGCGCGAGGATCCGAAGGGCCTCATTCTGCCGCCCGCGCCGCAGGGCCCGAGCGCCGAAGACAAGATGGCTGAAGCCAAGGGCAAGGAGGCTGACGCCAAGATCCTGTCGGCGAAGGTCAAGCAGCAGGAGATCGAGCAAAAGCCCCAGATCACGCAGATGGAGACCGCCGGGTCGATCAAGGAGAAGACGATCGATCTTGCCAAGACGCTCATTACCCACCAGGGCGACCGCGAGGACGCCCACAACAAGCATCAGGTCGAGGTGGCGAAGCTGGCGCAGGGGGCGAACCAGGATGCCTTGCAGGCGACCAAGAACACCACCGATGCCCTGCAGGCCCACCAGGAGAACCAGCGGGCCGATCGCGAGCACGGGCTGGCCGCGGCGCAGGCAATCCACGCCATGTCGCTGGCAGATCGCCAGCACGCCCTCGCCAGCCAGCAGGCCGGTCATCAGATGCGCCAAGAGCGCGCGGAAGGTGGCCTTGCTCAGGCCGAGTTCGGTCTCAAGACCGTTGAGACTGGCCACAAGATCGAGGGTGAGAGCCGAGATCGCGATCTGGCCGAGCGCGAGTTGACAGCGAAGGTTGCGGGCGACAACGACAAGATGGGGGTGGAGCGCGTCAAGGCCGGCGTAGCGCAGCAGGACGCTGACACGCGACGCCATAGCACGCTGCATCCGCCGAAGCCGGCCGGCGGGCCGAAAAGGCCGAAGGAGAGGAAGTGATGGCGATGTCCGGAAAGGTCTTGGGCGAGCAGATGGCGGAACTCGCGCGCCTTGCTGCGCGTGAAAAGTTTCCGCCCATCTCTGAATCGCTACAGCGTCGCATCGATGTAGAATGGGACGAAGCTTTCCGGCGTGACGTCGTAGCGTTTCCATGCAATAAGGTGGGACCGCACGACACATAGCCCGCGCCGGGCGCATCAGTAGGAGCCGATAGTGGCCCATCCGTATGCCAAGTTCCGGCAGAGTAGCGTAGAGCGCTCGCGCGTCGCAGACCTCGTTCCGCAGCGCAAGAGTGGCGGCAAGGTTCACAGCGACGAGGCCGCCGACCGCAAGCTGTTCAACAAGATGTTTCGCGAGCGCGAGGAAGCGGAGGGCGAGCACGCCAAGCCCCGCGCCGACCGGCCGCGCCGCGCCGCCGGCGGCAAGGTCGGGAAAAAGGCCACGACCGTCGTCAACGTCATCACCGGCGGGCAGCAGCAGCCGCCGGCACCACCTCCGATGCCGCCTGCACCGCCCCCGCCGCCTCCAGGGCCGCCTCCTGGTGCGATGGCGCCACCTCCTGGTGCAATGCCCGGGCCTGGACCGGGCATGCCTCCTGGACCTCCTATGCGGGCGCGCGGCGGCGGCGTGAAGTCGATCGGCATGGACGTCGGCACCAAAGTCCAGCACGACAAGGCCAAGGCCGTCGACATCAAGAACATGAACCGCGGCCGGGTCGTCACCTTCAACACGGGCGGCGGCGTGGTTTCGTTCAAGGCCCGAGGTGGCCCGGTGAAGGGCGTGGTCATGAAGGGCGGAACGCCGAAAACCGCGGACCAAGATAGCAAGCTGCCGGGCGGCGCCGGCGGCGGTCTCGGCCGGTTGGCCAAGAAGAAGCTGTACTGATGGCGATTGCTGAAAGAGATCCTGTGCGCGAGTTCCGCGGCGATCCCCGTCGCCTCGCGCACAGCGTGCTTCAGCAACTCGAAGATATGCGGCGGTTCGCCGTCGAGGAGTTGGGTACGATCGAATGCAAGACCTTTGATGAGTACCGGGCGCGCCGCGGAAAGATCGAAGGTCTCGACATCGCCATCGCCGTATGCAAGGAAGTACAGCGTAAACTTGAGGCTTAGACCTCACAGCCAGCCCATGCCGGGCTCGGCGCGACCGCGTGGAAGCACCACACCAGATGACGACGACCGTCGCCCTGTTGACCGAATGGATCGAGCGCCAGTTCCCGATTGGCGAATCGACCTCTGGACCGCTCGCCGTCACGGGTGAGCGCTATGTGGTAGTCGGCCACATGATCGAGTCTCCCAAGTACCCCGGCGTTATCGAAGAAGGAGCAGCCCCCGAGGCCGGTTTCGATGAAGAGACCGCCTGCATGTCGGCGGCGAGCGCTTTTCGTGATTATGCCGAAGGCCGCACCGGGACGTTGTATTGGCGTGTGAAGCCGGAGTTGAGTTGGTCGTCCGACCATCGCCGCTGTATGGTTTACATGCGCCTCCTGATCTCCGACAAGCCTCAGGGAGGATTGTGATGCTCAAGGCAAGGCGCGCCGACATCAAGCACATTGAGGACGCGATTGCGGGCGCCGTCCTATCGTCCACCACGATGGGCGATATGAAAATCAAACATCCTGAGATCCCACCCGAGGTTTTGACGGCTGCAGCAATGCTGGCGATCCAATCCGTGACGATGGCGCTATACGGCGTCAATGACGTCGCGATCCCTGACGACATCACCCACTTCATCAACTTCGCAGAAAACGAGAAAGTCCCGTAGATGGCCCGCACCAATGCTATCGTGAAGATGCGCGAGATCGCCGAGTCCTCGACTAACCCGAAGGAGGCAATCCTCAAGGCCCTCGGAAAGCACGACACCCAGGTGTTGCATTCCAAGGTGCTGGTGGCGACCTACGTCCGCCCGGCGAAGACGGCCAGCGGCATCTACATGCCGGACAAGACGGTCGAAGAGGACCGCTACCAGGGCACGATCTTCCTGGTGATCGCACTCGGCAAGGGCGCCTTCAAGGACGACAACATCGCGCAGTTCAACGGCGACACGCTGAAGGTCGGCGACTGGGTGATGGGCGTCGCCGGTGACGGCATCTCGATGTTCATCAACGGCGTGCCGTGCCGGCTGTTCGACGACACGCGCATCCTGATGAAGGTCAAAGATCCGGAGCTATATTTCTGATGCCACGGGAGATGCGCAGCACCGCTCAAGTCATTCTCGACACCCTCTTCCCAGTCCTATCGATCGTGCATCTCGGGGAAGGCCCGAAGGATCGTGAGGACTGTATGGAGTGGGCTCGCAACTCCCTGCGTGAGCGCGGCTTAGACGTTGTCCCGATGGGGATGTGCCACGCCGTTCTGCGTGAGCCTGTCCTATGCAAAGAAGACCCAGATTGGGATTGGTGGTTGAAGTTGCCGCAGGAGCATCGCGGCGCGATCGTCCAGCACTATCGAGCCCTCATCAAGGAGATCAAGTAAATGGCCGGCGAAGACGACGAAGTGATCATCAACTTGCAGGGCGACACCACCAATGGTGAAGTGGTCGTAGTTGAAGACGCCGGCAAGAAGGCCGGTGGCACCGCAGTTTCATTCAACGATGACGACGGCGATCCGCTTGCGGATCTCAAGACTCAGTTCACGCAGATGACCGGGCGCCTGCAGAACGTGGTCGCCGACACCCAGCAGCAGTTGGCTGAGACCCAGCAGCGCCTGCAGCGCACCGAGGCGAAGGTCGTCACCAACGAGATCGATACTATCGAGGGTGGGATCCAGCAGCTGGACGCCGATGCCGACGCGGCGCAGGCTGCCTACCAGCAGGCCTTCGAGGCAGGCGATGGTGCGGCGATGGCGAGAGCCCAGCGCGCGATGTCTCGTGCGGAGGTCCAGCGCAACGAGCTTGTGCAGGCCCGGGATGCTATGAAGCGCGACTCCCAGCGAAAGCCTGCCGGAGATCAGCAACAGCGCCAGCAGCCTCGGCAGACCCAGCAAGACCCCGTTGAAGCTGTGGCATCAACACTCTCGCCGAAGTCGGCGGCCTGGATCCGCTCCCACCCGCAGTGCATCACCGACCCCAAGATGAACGCGCGCATGATGGCGGCGCACAATCTTGCGCTGGCCGACGACATTGCCGTGGACAGCGACGAGTATTTCCAGCGCATCGAGCAGGGAATCAAGCAGAGCGTGACCAAGAGCGATCAGAAGCAGGCTGGAGATGGTCGTCGCCCCAGCTCGGCCGCAACATCCGGTACCGGCGCCGGCGGCGGCATGAATGGCGGAACGGTGCAGGTCAAGTTGACCGCCGGCGAAGCGCGCTCGGCAACCGACGGCACGCTGATCTGGAACTACGACGATCCGAGCCCGCAAAAGCGGTTCAAGAAGGGCGACCCGATCGGCCTCGCCGAGATGGCGCGCCGCAAGCACGAAGGCATAAAGTTGGGCCTCTACGATCGCAACAACATCGAGGCCTGATCGTGGACAAGGCCAGTCATGTCTTCAAGGACCAGCGGCAGTTCATCCAGGATCTCTGGGGTGCTGGGTTTACGATTGTCCGGCGCGGGTCAGACCCCTTCGAGATCGACCAGCGGCTTATCCCGCGAGGGATGTCCTACCAGTGGAATCCGATCAATCCTGACGGTGGTGTGAAGGTCGCGGCTGATCCTGGATGGCGCCCTGTCCCCTATTCGCGCCACGAGGGCGTCTTCGCCCCTTGGGGCACTCCAGGGGACATCGAGATCGGCGGCCTGAAGCTATGCGAGCGCGCTCTGGCTGAAGTCGAGATCGCGCGCAAGGCGCCGCGCGAGGCGGCGGCGCGGATGGTGGATGATTGGGCGGCCAAGGCTGCTGCCGACGGCATCACCGGCTCTGTCCGTGTCGCGACGCAGCTGCAGCCCGGCAAACTGGATGCCGTTGAGCAGTTGAACTTCGGGGGCGATGGAGAAGATCTTGTCCCGCTAGCCGACGTCGTCGAGGTGTCGAAGACGCGCACGATCGAGACCACCGTGGGCATTCCCCCGGACATGGGGCCGCATGTGCTGGCCATCTTCCAGGAACGTGATCGGCTTGAGACCGAGGTGGTGCGCAAGGATCGCACCCTTGCGCCGGGCCCGATCGCGGACAAATTCTATGCGGCTGTCGAGGCCGATCCGGGCGCGCCATGGTGGCCCACCCTCCGCGCCATCCTCTTGCCGATCGCTGCCGACAATGTGCGCGCTAACCTGAAGAAGGGAACGAACGATGACCGAACCGATGGAAATTGATCAGGCGCCGGTGCGCAAGAAGCCGGGCCCGCCGAAGGGTTCGCGCCGTGGCCCAATCGCGGCGAAGCCTCAGCCGAAGCAGCAGGCGCAGGCCGCTCCCGCGGTACGGCGCGCGGCTCCTCGTGCTGTGCCTCCGCGCGCAGAATCGGCCAGAGACCTTGCGCGCGAGAACCCTCGGGATGGCGCGGTGGTCGCGCTGTCTCGTGACGGCACGCGGCTCACGCGCCGCCGCATCGCTTCCGGAGACCCGCTGGATGTGCCGAAGAACGAGATCCCGGCCGGGTGGGACTACCAGTGGAATCCTGTGACGGTGCTGAACAAGGGCATCAACGAGGTACTGCAGGGCGACCTATTGATGTACCAGAACGGTTGGCGTCCGGTACCTGCCTCGCGTCATCCCGGCCGGTGGACGCCGGTTGGCTTCGAGGGTGAAATCGTTCACCAGGGCCTGCGCCTAGAGGAGCGTCCCATGTCGCTGTCCCAGGAGGCCCGCGAGGAGGACGAAAAGATCGCCCGCGCCCAGGTTCGGGATCGTACCGATGCGCTGAAGATGACACAGAAATCGCTGCCCGGCGCCAACGTGTCGCGCAAGCGCGGTCAGGCCGGCGGCCTCAAAATCGATTTCAGTGACGACGGCCACGACATCCCGCGGCCGGAGCATGAGCTGGACGGGGACGACGAGATTTGAGCCGGTATCGGCTGCAGATGCTGATCTTCATCGCGGGGCACCATCGATCGGTGCCCCGTAATCTTATCATTCTCAGGTTGAGGCGCTAATGGCCAAGGTTTTTGTCTTCGTGCCGGCCTATGGTCGGCAGATTACCACCACGACGTTCGAGACGACGCACGGGCTCATGAGCGCGCTCAGCGCGAAAGGAATCCACGCCTCGATCGGCTCGTTCTCATGGCCAGACATTGAGGAGATCCGCAACGTCGTCCTGTCCTATTGGTACGACGTCATGAAGGATTTTACTCACCTTCTGTTCATCGACGCCGACGTCGGTTTCCCGCCGCAGATGGTGATCGACATGCTGACGTTTGGAGAGCCCTTGGTGGGCGCGACGTATCCCAAAAAGACGCTGCCGATCGAATTTGTCGGGTCCGGTATCGAGGCGCCGGACTTTCGCAAGGGGTTCATCGAGGTCGAGGGGCTAGGATTTGGCTGCGTGCTGATTCGGCGCGATGCGATCCCGCCGATGATCGAGAAATTTCCGGACAAGATTTATCCCTACATCGCGGTGCCGGACATGAGGTGGGATGGTCCGGAGCGGACGCTCGGCTTCTTCGATTGCATGCGGATCGACCGTGGCAAGGTGAGCGAAGATATTTCGTTTTGCCGCCGCTATCGCGAGGCCGGCGGCAAGGTGTGGATGTCGACCGCATACACGACATCGCACGAGGGTCCGTTCCTGTTCTCCGGGTGCTTCGCCAAGCACCGGGAGGCCAAGATTGAGGAAAAGCAAGCGGCTGAATGACCGCGATGCTGTTGACAGCGTCGGAACTTTCGCATAGGGAAGATTTCGACGCTGATTATTTCAGCACGTTGATCCGCCAGATGGCCTGATCAACCCGGCAGACGCCCTGCCACTCTACCGACAGCAAGCCGCAGTCGGCCGAAACCCAGGCGTATCATCCCAGCCGTGCGTGCTCGGAGAGGCCTCCGTTTAACCGGAGCGATTTCTCGTGGCCAACACCCAGGCGACTTTTGGCTTCCGCCACATCGGATATACCTCCGGCGGTGCCCCCGACTATCAGCTTGCAACCGGCCTTATCGCGTCGGCCAACACCACCAAGATTTTTCGCGGCGACCCCGTCATCTACGACCCGACCACGGGCAAGGTGAAGCAGGCCGCGGCAGGAGCAACGCAGGCGCTGGCCGGCGTCTTCGACGGTTGCGTCTATACGCCCGTAGGTGGCACACCGCAGTGGTCGCCGTTCTGGCCGGGCGCGGGCGCCTCGGTTGACCCGACCGCCTACATCATCAACGCGCCGAATGCGCTGTTCCTGGTGGCGGCCCTCAACACTTCGATCGTGACCGCCAACATCGGCGAGAACGTCGACTTCAACATCGGTACCGGCAACACTTCCACGGGGTTCTCCGGCGCCACCGTTGAGCAGACGTCGCTCAACACCACGAACACGCTGCCGTTCCGCATCGTCGCTCCCGTCACCACCTCCGGCAACTTCGGCGTGGTCGGCAATGGCGGCGATCCGACGACGCCGTACGGCTGGTGTGTCGTGACGTTCAACAACACCACCTTCAAGCAGCTCCAGGGTCTGGCGTAACGCCTGACCTGACCTCAAGGGGATAATCGATGCCTATTGCACTTGCGAGTATCCGGTCGGAGCTGCTGCCGGGCCTCTTTGACGTCCGTGGCTCTTACGAGATGATCCCGCGCCAGTGGGACAAGGTCTTCAAGACCCACAAGTCGGCGATGGCGGTCGAGCGTTCGACCCAGATGGCGTTCGTGGCGCTGCCGTTCCTGAAGGATGAAGGCGCGGCGACGCAGTTCGACAACAACGCCGGCGAGCGCTTCACCTGGGCCTTCGTGCACATCGAGGTCGCTCTTGGCTATGCGATCACCCGCAAGGCGATCGACGACAACCTCTACAAGGCGCAGTTCAATCCGACCAACCTGAAGCTCCAGGAAGCGTTCGCGCAGTTCAAGGAGATCCAGGGCGCCAACGTCCTGAACCTCGGCAACGTCTACAACAGCAGCCAGATCGGCGACGGTGTAGCGCTGTTCTCGACGGCCCACCCGTGGGACCAGGGCACTTGGGCCAACACGTCCTCGACGCCGAAGTCGCTGAACGAAACGTCGCTGCTTGCCGTCATGGCGAACGTGCGCTCGAACTTCGTCAACGAGCGCGGCCTGAAGATCCTGGCCCGTGCGCGCCGACTGGTCGTGCCGGTCAACCTGCAGCCGGTTGCGATCCGCCTGCTCAAGACCGAGCTTCGCCCGGGCACGGCCGACAACGACGTGAACGCCATCCTCACGACCTCCGGCGGCCTGCCGGAAGGTTTCCTGGTGATGGACTTCCTCACCTCGAATTTCGCGTGGTTCATCACGACGAACATCGAGGGTCTGATCCACATGATGCGCATCCCGTACGAGAGCGACATGTGGGTCGACAACATCACCGACAACCTGCTGGTCAAGGCCTACGAGC